TACAGGTGCAACCCTAATACTTGGTATGAGTGCAACGGCAGGTATGACTATTAATAATCTTAATTCACTTATCACAATGATTAAAATACCAAATATGGTTGGTGCAACATTATCAATTACAGAAAGTACCAATCTATTTAAAATACAATCTGTTACAGCGTCAGATATTTTAACAATAACCACATCACTTACAGGTGAAGTACTTGGTGAAACTTGGACAATAATTACACCTGATGCACCAATATGGAGTACATTACAATGATTGAGTTTGGGGAATGGCTACCTGACCAAAGTGATTTGGGGAATACAGGTGTGTTAGAAGCAAAGAATGTTTTGCCAAGTTTAAGAGGTTACAAACCTGTTAAAGGTATATCTACTATATCCAATGCAGCAGATAACTATTTAAGAGGTATGTTTGCTACAAGAAAACAAGATGGTACTGTCCAACTATTTGCAGGTGATAGTGCAAAACTATATAAATATGCATCATCAGATTCTGATTTAGATAGTGTTTCAACAAGTGGAAACTATACACTTGCATCAGATGATGTTTGGAAATTTGTACAGTTTGGTGATAGCATTATAGGGGCATCAGGACATAATCAAGCATTACAGGAGTTCAATGTTGAAAGTAGTAGTAACTTTGACCCAATTAGTGGCGCACCTGCAGCGAAACATATTGCAGTTGTTAGAGATTTTGTTGTTGCAGGTAATGTTAAATACAGTGGTAATGTTCATACTAATAGGATTTATTTTGGTGGTATTAATAGTTCAACTGATTGGACTATTGGAACAAATCAGACTGACATCCAAGACATAGCTGATTCAGGAAAGATTACAGGATTAGTAGGTGGCAACTTTGGAGTTGTACTTTTAGAAAGAGGGATTGCAAGAATTGAATATGTTGGTTCACCAATTATATTCCAAGTAGAAAAAATTGAAACATCACATGGATGTGAAATGCCTAATAGTGTTGCTGCACTAGGAACATATGCTGTATTTTATTTATCTACTGATGGTTTTAAAATGTTTAATGGTAGTCAATCAGTTCCCATTGGTAGTGAGAAAGTTGACCAATTCTTTTTTGATGACTTAAATCCTGCTCATACAAATAGAATGTCTGCAACAATTGACCCACAGAATCAAGTTTGTATGTGGTCATATACTTCAAACTCATCCACAGATGGTGAACCTGATAAAATTTTAGCATATAATTATGCCATAAGAAAATGGTCATTATTAGAAATAGCACATGAAAGTTTAGGTACTATACTTATTCCCGGCACAACACTTGAACAACTTGATAACATCAATAGTAGTTTAGATGCATTAACTACATCACTAGATAGCACACTATATCAAGGTGACAGTTTTACACTAGGTGCATCTATAAATAAAAAAATTGGTGCATTTACAGGTGATTTCTTAAATGCAACTATTGTCACTAAGGAATTTGAAGTCAGTCCATTGAAGACATCAGTGATAAATAAAGTTGTTCCTTATGTAACATCTAAGAATACTGCTGTTCAACCTACATTAAGTGTATCTGTAGGTAGTAGGTCAAAACAATTAGATGATGTAACTTTTACAAATGCATCATCACTTAATGCTGATAATTTTTGTAATGTAAGGTCACATGGTAGATACCATAGAGTTAAGATAGAAACATCAGGTGATTTTAGATATGCACTCGGTGTGGATGTGGATGGTAAGTCATTAGGAACTAGGTAATGGTAGATTTTAATTATAGGAAACTACCACTGCAAGGTGGTTCACCAAGAGAGGTTGCTAGTGTTGTAAATCTAATTATGGATGGTAAGGTTAATTCAACAGGTACTTTTACATTAACAACTTCTGCAACTAGTACTACTGTTACTGATTTTAGAGCAGGTACAAATAGTGTAATTTTATTAATGCCTACAACAGCAAATGCATCAGCAGAGATTGGTGCAGGAACAATATTTATTTCTGCAAGAGTTGATAATAGTTTTACTATAACTCATGCATCTAATAGTCAATCAGATAGAACATTTGGATATTCAATAATAGGATGAATTTATTACCCATACCCATAAAAGAAGTTGATAACATGTGGTATCATCTTGAGCCAATTATTAAAAAGGCAGTATCACTAACTCCTGATAGGATAGATACAAAAGATTTATATGATTCTGCTAAAGCAGGTGTCTATCTATTATGGGCGGTATATGATGGTGAAAATGAAGACATGAAGATACATGCTGTTTTAAGCACAAGGGTGTTAGAATATCCAAAAACAAAAGCACTAGCAATTGATTTTGTTGCAGGTAAAAAGATGAAAGAATGGTTGCCATTAGTTATGGAAAAGTTTGAAGAACTTGGAAAGATGAATCAATGTACTCACATTGAGGGATATGGCAGAAAAGCATGGCAAAAATATTTAAAAAATTATGGTTGGAAGCAGCGCCATATACAATATGAAAAGGATTTATAATGAGTAAAGGTAGTAATAGAGGGACAAGTCAGGTTACACAATATAGTCTACCCCCTGATTTGCTTGAGAATCAACAAGCCGTATTTCAAGCAGCTAGGGATTTCAACCCTCAAGTTTTTACAGGTGATAGGTTTGCACCAATAAACCCATTTGAGCAACAACAAGTTCAACAACTTGGAGTATTTGGTGGTGATTTATCAGGTGTAAATCAATTACAAAATACAGTTGGTGGTATTCTTACAGGTGACATAGGTAGTCCTAACTTATTAAGACAAGAATTAGATAGAGATTTAAGTTCAGAGTATTTAAATAGAGTGATTAATGATAGGTTGGCAGATACAACAAATCAAATAACATCTCAATATGCACAAGCAGGTAGACTTGGCTCTGATGCATTTGGAACAGCATTAGGTAGAGGTATAGGTACTTCAGTTGCTCCAATATTGGCTCAGAATGAACAACAAGAAGCAGCAAGAAGACAACAACTCCTAGAATCAATTATAAATGCTGAAAGAGGTCAAGCATCAACTCAATTGAGTGCAGCACAGTTAGTACCTACAAGTCAACAGTTAGAATTGCAAAGAACTGCTGCACTTGGTACAGCAGGTGACATTCAAAGAACTATGGATGAAAGAAGCATCCAAGCACAGCAACAGTTATTAGCAGAACAAAATGCAGCAGAAGCACAAAGACTAAATGCTTTAGTTGCAGCAAGTGGTGCAGGTAATCTTGGTATTGGTTCAACTACCACTACCACAGGTGGTGGTTCTAATGCAGGTGAATTACTTACAGGTGCAGGTTTGTTAGCTAGAGCATTATTAGTATAGTAGGTCATTATGTCAGCAAGAAAAAGAGAAGCAGAAAGACTTAGAAGAAGAAAAAGAGCATCATTAGTCTTTAGAAAAAATCCTATAACAGGAAAACGTGAAAAATTTTCAAAAGCTGACATTAGAAAAAATCCTAATAGTGAGCAATCTAAAAGAGCAACACAGTTTTTTAAAGACAGAGATACAAGAATAAACAATGAAATAAAAGCTATTACAGATAGAAAACCAAGTAAAAAAGATAATGTAGGCTCAAGCACACTTAGTAATATAGTTGATAAGGTAGGTGATAGAGTCAGCAATTTTGACAGAAGTGATGCATTGACAGGATTGGGTTTGTTGTTTAGTGGAACACCTATAGGCTCAGTTGCTAGTTTATTAGGGATAGCTAATAGATTGAATGACAGAAGATTAGTTAAGAAAGACAATATAGAAAGAGGTCGTAGAATTGATAGTATGACTGACCAAGATGCTTTTGGTGGTCTTGGTATGCAAGGTCTTTTTGGCAAACGTATAGAAGATAATGTAGGTTTCCCAAATGATGGTTATACTTCAAAACAACTACTATCCATTGACCCTTATGAGAATTTGCCTATGGGGGGTGAAGATAATATACCAATAACTATAAATAATATTCCCATTCCACAAACAACAGAAGAACGTCTTGCTAAATTTTATCCACCATCCTCAATGGGTTTAAATGCAAGAGATAGTTTGCTTTATGCAGATGAAATGATGGGTAAGTATTCAGATATGGTTAATGCTAATATTAATCCAACAGCAGTTGATTTAAATTTACTAGCTGATGCCAATGTAGGTGGTAGTACAACTAGAATACCTACCCAACCATCAGCATTAAATATATTCCCAAGAGCAGTTGATTTAGGTTTACTAGCTGATGCCAATGTAGGTGGTAGCACATATGTTCAACCTAGTTTTGTACCTAGTATAGAATCAAGTCCTATAGTAAGAAATTCATTAAAGCCATTTAGTAATGATACATCAGATATATCTCAAAATATTATTGATTCAATTACAAAANATTTNCTTAAAAATGAAAATTATAAACTACCATCAGTCAATTTTGTTGGTGACCCTGTATTGATAGAAAACCCTATAAGAGCATTAAAGGGTGNCGAGCCAATATTTGATGGTACTCCACAATTTAATTTATTAGCAACAACACCAAGTGGTATTCCATTTCCTTATGAATCTATGAATCCAACTAATCAAGATGAATTTAATAGGCAATTAGGATTGTTGACAGGAAGAGCAGAACCATATGGTTTAACAGTAGGATATAGATAATATGAATATTTTTGCACAACTCACTGCAGCACAAAGAAATCAACAAAGAAGAAGAATGGCAGATGCAGGTGGAAATATTAGAGCAGGTGGTATAGGTTTTGCAAACCCTGTGGGTCTGTCCAACGCGTACAACAATGCATCATTAATGAATCAACTCAGGTTGAATACACCAACTCCAAGAATGATAACACCACCATCACCACCACCACCACCACCATCACCTTTTGGAACTCAGTTAAAAAATGTTTTTGGTAGAGTAGGTGATTTTGTAAAAGATGATAGAAGATTTGGTGATTTTGCAGCAGGGGCGCAGATACTAAGTGGTACACCTTTAGCTGATGCCCTTGCAGTTAGAGATACAATAAATCCTATAAATGACCTTACAAACAAAAGTGTTGGTCAAGTCTTTGATGTTTTTAACAAAACCACACAAACTTTAACAGGTGAACAAGTGTTTTCAACTGATAGGAAAAGAATGGATGAAGTCAGTGATAACCCTAATCTTGAGTTAAGAAAACCAACAGAGGGTGCAGAGATTGGTTCAGTAAGACAAGATTATGAAGCATATGTAAACCCTGATACAGGGCAAAGACAAGAAAGACTTATAAAAAATTCACAAACTTATTTTGACCAATTTGATGAAATTACAACACATATTAACCACTTAGAAACTTATAAAGGTGATATAGGAAAAGACTTAGAAGATGTTGATTTTCTTATAAGAGAAGCGCAACAATTAGGATTGTTTGATTTAGCTCTAACTGATGTACCATTTACAAAAACAAGTGCGATACAAAATAGATTAGGTAGATTACAAACAAGAGATTTCATACAAGCATTAAGTGATATGAGGGCGCAAAGTAAAACAGGTGGTGCTGTAGGTCAGGTAACAGAAAATGAAATGAAGGCTATTGCTCAATCAAAAAGAATCCTCTTAGCATCAGACAAATATTTAATTGATGAATTAGTAAGATTAAGAAGGGCATTAGCAAGTAATGTCAATAATACAATTAGAGATACGCGCACAGGAATAAACAGATTTAATAATCTTATTGCTTCTGCTGACCCTAGTGCTGTTGTAGAAATACCTGCAGGTCTATATACATTTGAAATACCTCCAATGCCTGAAATAAGTGCTGACGTAGATAGATTGTCAGGTGAGAATCAAGTAATCAATAAAAATGAGGTAATAACATAATGGCTAAATTTGAAGATGTAAATAAACCTACTATTGAATATTACGATAGAATGTTAAATGATGATGAGTTCTATGCACAAGAAATTGATGATGCACCTAGTAAAAAAAATAGAGAAATACTTATTAAAAATACTGAAGCATATGCAAGATACAAAGAAACAAGACCTAGTAGACTTAGTCCTGAGGGTGTAAGTCTTGCAATGGTAGGAGCAGGTGATGAGTTAAGTGCAGGAGCAGCTACCGCCATTGATGCTGTAAAAAATTTAATTGATTCTGATAGACCTGATGTTTTGAAAAATATAACTTATGAAGACCGCTTAGAAGGCATAAGGAGGGGGCAAGAAAAGTTTAAAGAAGATTATCCGGGTCAAGCATTTAGTACTGAAATAGGAGGTGCTATAGGGACGGGATTAATCACAAGTGGTGCAGCGTTACCCGCATTAGCATCTAAGAATATACCTGTTTTAAGTCAAGGTGCAAGAGTCTTGACAGAAATAAAACCGGGTGCAACAATACCAAATCTGCTAAAAAAATATAGCTTACCGGGTTTGGTATCAGGTGGAACTTTTGGATTTGCAGAGGGTGAGGGTGGATTTGTACCAAGAACGAAATCAGGGTCAGTTGGTGCGGGTATTGGTGTTACTGCAGGGTCTATACTTGGAGGTGGTGTAAATGCTTTTAAAGGTCTTGCTAATGTATTAAGCCCAAATTTAGCTACAAGAAGTTTTACTCAAAGAGCAGTTGATACCGCAGGTGGCATTAAAAATGTTTTATCAGACATAAAAGAAAGAGGTAAAACACTAATTGAACAACCTGAGGTGGCGAGATTTGCAAGAGAGGAGGGTCTTGAAAGTAATTTAAAAAGTGATGTAATAATAAAAAACTTTTTAAAAGATAAAAAAGCTGACCAAACAAGTAAAATATTTGCAGATGTTTTAGAAGATTCAGGCTCTACAGGAAATAAACTACCTGAGGAAGGAATTTTTGAGTATCAAGATAGAATAATGACAGATAAAATTTTTGACAAAAATCTTAAATACAATAATGCCTTGTTAAAAAACAACAATCAAATACCAATTAGTAATGAAATGAAAAAAGAACTAGATGGATTTGCTGATTCAGATTTGTTTGAATCATTACCTGACTATATAAAAACTAATGTAACTAGCTATGTAAATCAAAATGGTAGAAAAATATTTAAATTTGTTGATGGTAAGTTACAAATAAATGCAGATGATTTGACATTGACTGACGTTGAGGAATTAAGACGAGCTATTGCAAGAAAATTAAATTTTGATGATGCATCATCACCAAATCTTTTGAAATTAAAAAAGGGGTTAGAAACTAAAATAAGAGGTATTGTTGACAAATATCATCCTGACATTATCCCTGCTAGAAAAGCAAATGAATTGATTGAAAGAGAAAAACAAATTTATGATGATGTAATAGGTTTATTCAAAGACAGAAAACAAGGTCAATTTTTTGTATATTTAAAAAATTTAGCAGACGATAATTCAGGTTTTTCAAAAGAAGAAATTATGAACATTGTAAAAAGAGCAGCACTGACCTCTATAGATAGTGGTGCAACAAATGCAAAAAGTCGGGCAACTTATTTGAATAAATTAGTAGAAGATGATTCTGCAACACAAGATATGCTAAAAAGAATATTCCCTAATAAAGAATTTGATAATATTATAGATGAATTAGCTTCATTAGGAAATACTAATAAAGCATTATTTGATTTTACATCCGGGCCGATAGGTTCTAAAAGAAGTACCTCAGGACAAGGTTTTGATACAGGTTTGGAAACAGTGGATAGATTAGGTAATAAATTCTTTAATAGATTTGGTTTGACAAAAACTGACCAAACAAGGGCAGCACAGATTTTAATTGATACAGAGGGTGACCTTTTACAAAGTGTAATTGATAACCCTGATGCACCAAAAATAATAGGACCGGTATTAAGAAGAATTGTCACACAAGTAATAGGGGAAAGGTCTTCAGAAGTTGGTCAAAAAGTTCAAGATGTACCACTAGGAATACAACCAAGAATAGAGGAACTTTATGAAGGTTCATCTCTTGAAAAAATTTTAGAAAACATAAATAAAAGGTCTTCAGAAGTTGGTGAAAGATTAAGAAACAACTGACAAGTCATAACACAATAGAAAGGAAAGAATATGTCAAAAGATGCCATATCAGACTACTCTGCAACCGCAAACTCTAATACAGATGTGGGTGGAGTAAACATAAACGAGGGGTGTGCGCCGAGTACAATTAACAATGCCATCCGGGAAGTAATGAGCCATTTGGCAGACCTTAATGCAGGGTCTTCATCACTTGGCACAATTAAGGTCGATAACTTACAACTCGATGCAAATGCCATAACATCAACAAACACAAACGGCGACATAGCAATCACCCCAAACGGCACAGGTGATGTCGTAATTGATGGACTAAAGCACCCACAAGCAGATGGTAGTGCAGGTCAGTTCCTCAAGACTGATGGTAGTGGTCAATTAGCATTTGCAACTGTCGATACATCTATCGCAGACAATGCAGTAACCCTTGCTAAAATGGCTTCTGGTACTGATGGAAACATAATTAGTTATGATGCATCTGGTAACCCTGTTGCAGTAGCCACAGGTACAGCAGGACAAATTTTAACTTCAGCAGGGGCAGGAGCACCACCAACTTTCGCTGATGCAGCAGGTGGTGGATTAAAACTTTTGGAATCTATTGACTCTGAAACATCTTTCACATGGTCAAAAAACTCAAGTGCTACTTTAATAAGAGCAGTATTTGGAGGTGCATCAGGTGGTGGTGCAGGAAGTGGTAATGGCAATTTTTCTGCCGCATCAGGTGGTGGTGGTGCAGGTGGTATTTGGTTTGAAATTGCTCCAAGTGATGTAACCGCTAATGTAGCTGTTACTATAGGTGCAGCAGCTGCAGCAACAGGTACTGTTGCATCAGGTGGCAATGGTTCAGCAGGTGGTACTTCTTCATTTGGAAGTTATATAACTATTAATGGTGGAGGAGGGGGTAATTTTGTAGCAGCAAATAGTGCACCTGTAGCAACAGTAGGTGGAGCAGGTGGAACTGTTAGCACCAATTTTAGTGCAGGTGGTAATGTTAATTATTTAGTATCTACAACAGGTGGAACAGGAGGATTCCAAAACGATAGTAATAATTCAGGTGAAGTAAATGCAACTGCAGGTAATCTTGTTGCTGCAGGATTTAAAGGAAAAGGTGGGGGAGCATACAAGACAAATGGAGGGTACTATGGTAACTTTGCAGGTGGTAATGCTGCAGCGACAGGAGGAACAATGCTATTTTCAAGTACAAACCTTAATATTAATGCAGGTGCATCAGCTAATAATGGTGGAGATGCAAGTAGCACAGGAAGAATTATAATAGAACAATATGGAGCGATATAATGAGAGTATATGTAGTAGAAAATAGTCGTGTAACGAATATAATAGAAGTTTCAGAAGGTGCTAACTTATCTGATTTTAATGCAATGGACTTAGGTTTATTTGCTAAAGTAGGTGATACAGTTTCAGATGGTGCATCTGTTGAAGCTGCTGATAGAGAGATTGCTTATAATACTTCACAGAAAAGATTAGAAAGAAACACACTACTGTTTGAAACAGATTGGTGGGCAGTATCTGATAGAACAATAACACAAGCACAGAAAGATTATCGTCAAGCACTTAGAGATTTACCTGAACAAAGTGGATTTCCAAATGTAGATTTTCCAACAAAACCATAAAACAGAAAGGGAGTTAAAATGAAATCAACTATTGAAAACTTTGTAGGTATTTATGAAAATGCCTTTAGTAAAGAATATTGTGATGATGTCATCAATCAATTTAATTTATTACAAGAGCAAGGGTTTACGAAAACAAGACAAGAATTAGGTGATGCTGAAAAAACAGTTAAAGATGATACTTCTGTTTGGACAGGTTCGTTTTACAATAATGAGTGTGATGTATCAGGATTACATAATTTGATTGGAAAACAATTTAATGAAATCTATTGGGGTGAGTGCTATCAACACTATGCAGATAATTACTCTGTCTTAAAAGATTCCCCACCTCATGCAATATGGGGTAACAAAGTCCAAAGAACAAATATTGGACAAGGTTATCACGTTTGGCATTATGAAGATGGTAGCCGTGAGTGTTGTCAAAGATTGATAACCCATCTTGTTTATCTTAATGATGTAGAGGAGGGGGGCGAAACAGAGTTGTTGTACTACCAAAAACGATTTGCACCAAAAGCAGGAACAGTTTTGATATTTCCTGCAGGATATACACATACACACAGAGGAAACCCACCATTATCCAATGATAAATACATCATTACAGGGTGGACTGAATTTTAATTAATAGGAAAAAAAATTGTACTTTGAATCAATAGACTATAACCCCATTCATCTCTTAGATAGGAACTATAAACCATGCCCACTGATGAAGTTACATTAAAACATCTAGCTGAAAAGC